CGGATAAACAGTAAACTTGCAAATGTCGACCAATGCAAGAACCTGCCGTGAAGTAGGGTCACCATGAGATTCAAGGACTCGGCAGAGTGTTTCTATATGGTTCAGTAGCAAAGCGACTAATGCAGCATCTTCATACGGTGCCTATCGTGAGTTTGAGTCTCACCTGAACCACCAAATAATGCGCTCGTAGCACAACTGGAGAGTGTTCCGTCCTACGAAGTCGTGAGGTGGGGGTTCGAATCCCTCCGAGCGCACCATATATACCCCGATAGCTCAATGGCAGAGCCCACGACTGATAATCGTGTGACCCAAGTTCGATTCTTGGTCAGGGTACCAGATTTAGGATAGTAACAGCAAAAATTATACATTAGACTTTTAATCTAAACCGTAAAAATTCTATCCTGTTGTTTATATCTCGTTGGTGTAATGGTAGCACAAGAAACTCCAAATCTCTTGGCGGGAGTTCGATTCTCTCACGGGATACCATAAAAAAGAAAGGTGATTGATATGAAAGATTTTAACATACAAGAAGTAAAAGACTTCATTTTGGCTCAAGGTCAAGACACTAAGATTTATCTTGGTGCAGACTCCGAACGTGTTAGAATTAACGGCGTTTGGTACGCTGACTACGCTCTAGCGGTTGTAGTTCATATTGATGGCCGTCATGGTTGTAAAATCTTTGGTTTCGTGGATCGTGAAATCGACTACGACCATAAGAAAAGCAAACCTGCAATGCGTTTGATGACCGAAGTATACAAGGTATCAGAATTGTTCCAAGAAATGCAGGACGTGTTGGAAGACCGTCATGTAGAAGTTCACTTGGACTTGAACAAGGATGAAAACCATGGTTCTTCTTGTGTTGTTCAACAAGCGATTGGTTATATCAAAGGTACATGTAACATGACACCTATGGTTAAGCCAAACGCACCTGCTGCATCATTCTGTGCTGACCGTCTTAAGCGAATTCTAGCAGAACAAGAAGCAGTATAAAAAAATTCAAAGCAATTAAGTTTGCTTTGGGGAGTCATTAGTTTAGTGGCAAAACCACGGGTTGTGATTCCGTTATCACGAGTTCGATTCTCGTATGACTCCCCAAAGTAAATTTTATGCCTCGTTAACTCAGCGGTAGAGTAACTCTTTTACACGGAGAAGGTCGGCAGTTCGATCCTGTCACGAGGTACCAAGTTTTGTAAGTGTAGATGTTGAGAAAGCATGGCCTCGAAAACCATGTGAGGAGAAGTCCACACGGGATATGGTGCCCGCTCCAAGTATCAACTGTTACTACGTACCTCTAACCAGTCGGCCGCTTTAAAGAAAATACTGGTAAAATGTTGGGAAATGAAGGAGGTCCCATGCTTACAAATTCAATATGCAACTCTAGCTGATGTGGTCATAGCGGCGGTCTGAAGAGCCGTTGAAACAGGTTCGATTCCTGTGGGTTGCACCAAGTTTAAGGATCGGTTCAGCAAACCAAAACGTACGGTCATGGTGACCAATTTGACTTATAATCAAACCTTGGGGGTTCAATTCCCTCTACAAAAAAACGATCCTGTTATATGCCCTCCTATCCCAATTGGTAGAGGAAGCAGTTTCAAACACTGTGTAGTCTGAGTTCGAATCTCAGGGTGGGCACCATATACAAACATTCTAAACTGGACGCAGGATCGGAGAAGGTTGAAAGTGGGTTAGCTACCACAAGTATGCTGGAGATTAAGAATGTTTCTATATGGGTTATAAGCTTAAGTGATGAAGCAACCGGCTCTTAACCGGTAGAACAGAGTTTGATTCTCTGATGACCCACCAATTTTTGAGCTAGACGTTTGGATTGAGTCCCATGTGCGCTAGGTCCCTAATCTTGAGACTGACACACCAGTAGCAACACAAGGTCGTTAAACTCTCCTATACGAGACAACCTGATGAGTCCTTGAGAAAGATAGTCAGTCGCTCAAAAACCTATAATGCTCTTATCGTATAGTGACATTACACATCCTTGGTACGGATGTTACCCAAGTTTGATTCTTGGTGGGAGCACCAATTGTTTTAATTCGGTAGGCACAAATTCAGCGGCTTGCCTTTTAGCGTAAGATGGTGTAAACTCTCTTACTGTTGTAGAGAATTTAGATTCTTTGTATGGTGGTGCTTTGGCAAATTCCCAAAGATGTGGTTCTGCGGATTTAAGTGTCATGATACAAAGTATTTATTTTTGCCCCGGTGACGGAATTGGTATACGTGTTGGTCTTAGAAACCAAATTTTAGGAGTTCGAGTCTCCTCTGGGGCACCAAACATTCTGGCGTTAGTATAATGGATAATACAGTAGGCTTCTACCCTTCTGATGGGAGTTCGATTCTCTCACGCCGGACCAAAAAGTGTAAACCATTATGTACAAAATGATGGTTTTGTAAAGAATAGGAAACATTATGCCAGCAGTATTTCTTGTAAGTGATACACACTTTGGCCATGCCGGTGTATGTCGTTTCACCGATTCAAACACAGGTGAAAAAATTCGACCATGGACTGATCCTGCTGAAATGGATGAGGAAATGGTAAAGCGTTGGAACGAAACAGTTCGACCAAATGACAAAGTATATCACCTTGGTGATGTAGTGATTAACCGTAAAGCACTTTCAATTATGAGTAGACTTAACGGTGACAAGGTTCTTATCCGTGGTAACCACGATATTTTCCGTGATGAAGAATATAGACAATACTTCCGTGAGCTTCGTGCTTATCATGTAATGAACGGAATGATTCTTTCACATATTCCTATTCATCCGGATAGTCTTGGTCGCTTTGGTACTAACATTCATGGACATCTCCACACAGGTCGTGTGATGAAAACGGTAAAACGTGAAAAGGTTAGTAAATATGATCCACGTCCATTTACGGTTGAAGAACCGGAAATTGACACTAGGTATCATTGTGTTTGCGTTGAACAAACAGACTTTAGACCTATCCTTTTTGAGGATGTTATCAAACGAATCAAAGAAGAAGGTGGTCAAGTTGGTTTTCAAAACGGAAACGGACCAACAATGTAAGTGCGGGTATAGGCCAATTGGTAGAGTCAACAGACTTAAACCCTGTGTAGTGTCGGTTCGAATCCGTCTACCCGCACCACTTGCCAAAGGTTTGAAAATGATATATAATAGACACAAATTGCGGGATTAGTTTAATGGTCAAACGAAACCTTGCCAAGGTTTAGTTAAGAGTTCGATTCTCTTATCCCGCTCCAAATAGCCCTTATCGTATAGTGGTATTACCGCGGATTTGTAACCCGCTTACAGGAGTTCGATTCTTCTTGGGGGCACCAAACTGTGGCATATTTACAACATGTCGCTTGACTCTACAAATTTTTTGTGATACAATAACATCTTGTTATGAAACATTGAAGAAAGTTTTTAGGTAAGGTTCAGCAACAAAAATTTTCGGATCATATCCGAGCCCGTCTGTGAGTTTCGATTTCTCACTTTAATCAAAAAGTAGAAAACTTACCTGTTGTTTTTTTGGATGAATTCAGCAAAACAAAAATAACTTGAGCTTATGCTCACGCCTCGCACCGAAAGGTGATAGTGTCCATAGAATATGGAATCGATTTCAATAGCGAGTATTGAATAGGGTTGTGAAAGTATACACATGGCAACCAGAAAATAAATTACAGCTTTCGGTCATCCAGTTATTTTGAAGGAGTTAATAATGAACACTTTTGTGAATGCCGTTGTAAACCAAGAAGCCCGTACCACAAACGGTATGAAGGCTCGTAAGTCCACCGCTAATGCCGTTGTAGACTTGTTCTATAACATTGGTGCATCACGTGGTAAAGATATCACTCCTGCTTTCGTAGCAGCCTTTGTAGAAAACCGTGATCTAGCATTGCGTGTTGCTGCATGGGTTCGTGACATTCGTGGTGGTTCTGGTGAACGTGAAACTTTCCGTTCTATCTTGCGTTACTTGGAAAAGACTGACGTTGAAGCCTGTAAGGCTCTGTTGGCAAAAGTTCCTGAATTGGGTCGTTGGGATGACATTTTTGTTTTCCAAACTGACGTAATGAAGTCCGTTGCATATACCATGCTAGGCGATGCACTACGTGCTCGTAATGGTCTTGCTGCAAAGTGGACTCCACGTAAAGGTAAGATTGCGGCAGAAATCCGTACATTCTATGGAATGTCACCAAAGTTCTACCGTAAGTCTTTGGTTGAATTGACTAACGTTGTTGAAACTCAAATGTGTGCGAAGGATTGGGATTCCATTAACTTCTCGCATGTGCCATCTGTAGCGTCTTCACGTTACAAGAAGGCTTTCAACCGTAACACTCCATTGTATGCACAATACGTTGCTGAATTGGTGAAGCCAGTGGCTGAACGTTCAGTTGAAGTAAAGGTTAACGCTTCGGCTGTTTTCCCTTACGATGTGTTGAAAGGTCGTATCTCGTCATATGGCCGTAGCAAATTTGACAAGACCGAATTGGAGTTGATTCAAGCACAATGGGACGCTTTGCCAAACTACGTTGGTGATGCAGACATTCTACCATTGGTTGACTCCTCTGGTTCTATGACCTGCGCTGCTGGCGGATATGGTTCAAAGTCTGGATTGACTTGTTTGGACATTGCAATCTCTCTGGGATTGTATTTGGCTGACAAGAACACTGGTGCGTTCAAGGATACTTTCTTGACCTTCAGTGCAAGTCCACAATTGGTAAACCTAAAGGGTAACATCAATCAAAAGATTGACCAAATGAACACTGGTGAAGTTGCTAACACCAACTTGCACAAGGCATTTGACAAGATTTTGGAAGTTGCTCGTAAGGGTAATGTTGCACAAAAAGACATGCCAAAAGTATTGTTGATTTTGTCCGACATGCAATTTGACCAAGGTGTTAAGTATGACGAAAGCGCAATCGAAATGATTGCCCGTAAGTATGAAGAAGCAGGTTACGAATTGCCACGAGTGGTATTCTGGAACTTGAACGCTGCTTATGGTAACGCTCCAGTCCAATTCAACAAGTCTGGTGTTGCAATGGTTTCTGGTTTCTCTCCAGCAGTGGTTAAGCCAATGCTTGCGGGTGACATTGAAACATTCACTCCAGAATCCGTGATGCTTAAAACCATCATGGACGACCGTTACAAAGTCCTGTAACGGCATGGCGCCTATATAATGTAGGCGTCATTTTGAAGTATACTGTTTAGTGTATTTCAAAATGATTATGCGGGATTAGTTTAGTGGCAAAACGCTATCCTTCCAAGTTAGAGTTAAGAGTTCGATTCTCTTATCCCGCTCCAAGTTTATGCGGCAAACGTAATAACATCATGTGGATGCCCTCCGTATGACGGCTGTGAGAATCAGTCTTGCCGCTCCATTTTATAGCAGCGTAGAGAAGTAGCATCTCACCAGGTTCATACCCTCGGAGGTCGTTGGTGCAAATCCAGCCGCTGCATCCATTATTGAGGATAATATGAAGCCATTGCGTAATAAAGTTATTGTTGAAAAAGTAGAATCAGATAATAAAACCGCAGGTGGTATTATTCTTCAAAGAAGTGAAGGACCAGATTTTGCAAGAATCATTGCTATTGGTCCAGAAGTAGAAAATGTTTCCGTTGGTGATGTTATTTTAGTTGACTGGAGCCGTGCAGTCAAATCAGGAGACTTCTATATCGTCACCGAAGATGATGTTGCTTTTGTATATGAGGACTACAATGAGTGATGGCGGCAAAGGGTCTGCACCAAGACCGTTTAGTGTTTCACAAGATGAATTTGCAAATTCATTCGAATCTATTTTTGGTAAAAAGAAACCAAAAGAGCCATACATACCCCCTCCAATCGTAATTGAAGACCAGCAAGCCGAAGATGAGGCTTTTGCTAAAATCAAAGGTGTGTACGACACCAATCAACAGTAATTTCAACAAGTAATATTCCGGTAATTGATACAAATGCCGATGCTAATATTACTATTAATGTTCCAATCAAGATTCCTTTATCGTGCAACCATCTTAAAGTGGTTTTAAACATTATCGTCCTGTGTAAATCTTTGGCTTGGCGGCCTCTGATCTTTCTTGTGCTGTCATTGGTATCCACCCGTCACCTAAATGTGGATATTTTTGAATTCTATCCGCAACAACCATCGCCATCATAAATCCAACGGAACAAGAAATTATTAACGCAGCAAGTCCCCAAGCAATTTCTATTCTAAGTTGTTGTAATCTTTTTGCTCTTCTTTTTGCAGCTATATGGTCATTTTGCATTTTCTTGGAAATCAGAACCTTTTGTTCTGAACCCATTTGTTGCATCATAGCTTCAACTTCAGTATACAACGCACCAAGTTCTGGTGGTGATTGATATACCATCAACTCACGTAAATCAACCGACATTTGTTCTAGTTGTTTACGCATCAAAACTCTTTGCAAAGCACGTTTGCCTAAACTTGTATCACCAGTATAAACTTCAGTCTTGGCACGTTTTTCTTCTTCCTCAAACACAGCCATGCACTTATAGAAGTTTTCATAGTATGTGCCTAGATGTTCGCCAAGTTCGGTATAAATGCTTGCGGTTTCACCATCACGTTTATTAAGCTCGACAATACGATTCTTTTCTTGAATGTATTGGTTACGTTGTTCAACGGTTGCAGGTTTATCTGGTGGATGTTTTGCGTGAAACTGGTCGTCAAGGTCCTTGAGTACGGATTTAACGTCCCCAGCAGCACTTTTTATATCCTTGTACAGTTGGCAACCTTTTTTGACGGCTGCAACCGCACCATTGGCTAAAGCAAATAATGTTAACGGATCCATTTTTATTCAGGGAAATGATGTTGTCAGAGGCAAACATAACACGGACCTATTGCAAGTCCAGACAAAATCATATATAATTCTTTATTATTTATCTAAAAGGAGTATGTAAAGTGGCAATTAAAATTTTGAAATTGATTACAGGTGAAGAAGTTCTAGGTGAAATTGAGAATGAAACAGAACATCCTTACAGAATTAAAAATCCAGTTGGTGTTTCTATTGTTCGTCAACCAAGTGGCCAACCAGGAGTAGGTTTTACACCATTCCCACTACATGCACCACAGTCAAAGAATTCAACTATTGACTTACCACCAACAAGTGTAGTATACTCATATGAACCTGCACAAGACTTCATTGACAACTACAACCAAATCTTTGGTTCAGGTATTGTGCTTCCAAATAAACAACTGATTACAGGCTAATGAATTTTTATACTAATGTTCAATCATTCGGTGGCAGTATTCTTTACCG